TACTACTGGTTTAGGTGACGAAGCGGCATTACCGTCATCGTCTGCTTGCACTACTCCTACTACTGCTGCTAATGCGTATCTACGCATATAAGTTAAACAACTGCCTGCGCCTTGTGCGTCAGGTTTTGTAACTGGTACTGACATCTCTTGGCTAATCCACTCTCCAGAAGAATGGGTCAGCATAGTTGTTAAAGACATGGACTTGTCTAATTCGCAATAAGTCCCAGGGAATTGAACCACAGCCAAATTGTTGTCAGCCAACAAATCACGGCAAGCATCCCAAACAGACTCAAGGTCAGCATATTTACTTTTGAAAAAAGGATTAGCAGAGTCTTTCTTAGCATAGGTTAGTTTGCCTTGTACGATTGATAGTGCTTTGGCTAGATTAGCAATACTTTCTGAATGATTAAGCATGGTTGCCTCCAAAGATTGCACCAAAGTCATTAAACATTTCTGTTAATACTGGGTTCTTTTTGTGGCGGTTAGGTTTGCCACAGGCTTGACGAATGCAGTCTACCTGGGCTTGTGTAAGTAACTCACCCCCGTATTCCATGCAATCAAGCGCTTCTTCTAAAAACTCTTCGTGTTCTAACATCAGTTGGTTTAATTCACCCATAAAATTCCCCTTAAATGGCATAGCAAAATTGCTATAGTTATGACTATATCACACAATTCGGATTTGCAAAGTAATTTATTTAACTTATGCAAATAAACAACAGGTGAGTTAAACTGTGCAATATGGAAAAATTAAAACTAACAGATTCAGCTATAATTGACATATTGGGTGGTACTGCAAAAGTAGCCAAAATGTGCAAATGTGACCAAGCAACTGTTTCAACTTGGCGCAAAAGAGGTATCGCGCATGGGCCATTGTTGTTTTTAGCCGCCAGAATAGAAAAAGAATCACATGGGCTTGTAACTCGTAAAGATTTGTTTCCAAACAACTTTTGGCTTATATGGCCTGAGATGTTGGAAAAACACAACAGTTTTGGCTTGCAACAAGAGGCAAATGAGGAGTAGTATCATCCTCCGCACTCCAGGCGTACTAAGCACCTAAATCGGTGGCGTGGAAGAAAAGATAGGCTGGTGATAACCCCATTGCAAGCCTCGTAGCGTTAAATGGCGACTACACAAGACGAAGAGGTCATGGGTGATACAAACTCTTCATCGAATGAACATTAACTTCGTGTAGGACTAGGTGTTGGTATTTCTAAAACATTGGGTCAGTTGATAGTTGCCTATCACCCTTGGTCAAGCTATATGCAAAAATACAACACTAGGGAAAATACTTAGTGATTATTCAAAAAAATAAGACTAAATTACTTACATAGCAACGCATTTAAAGGGGAATTAAATGAGAACAAACGACCAGCTTTTAGCAGATTTAAAAACAAGTAAAGAGTTAGGCTTGCCATTTGAATTGACTGCTGAAGAAAGGGCTAGGGCATTTGGTGATGCAGAATGGCCTAATCGCGATACAACTGCCAGAATCAAAGAAATGTGCTTAAGATACAAAGCAGGCTTGGCTTTATCTAAAAGCGACATCAAAGAAGTAAAAAAACATTTAAAGGGGAACTAAATGTCACAAATTCAATACGAAACAACTCTTTTGTTTGACTTGCCTGATGATGTATCACCATCGGAACAAATTGAATATTTAGCAAATGTCTTGGCAAAGCAGCCAGAATTGTTACTTTTAAAAGTTACCGGCATATCTAAAATTGGTGTATGGGGAGAAACAGAATGAAAGACTTTTTAGGCGCTTGTTTATTAGGTGCAGTACTAGGTGCAATGTTTGCTTATGGCATACCAGCTAAAGCACAGACAGTACAGATGACCAACGCACAAGGCTACAATGTTGGTTCGGTACAAATTAACGGCAATACAGCACAATTTGTAAACCCAATGGGTGTAACTACTCAAATAGCTACTTTGTACCCAGGTCAAGTAATTATTCAGACCTCACAAGGTGTAACAACTGCGGTAATTGGCAATACAGGCTACACAGTACCGCCTAGCCCACCAACACCAATGACACCAAAAGTTATGCAATGAGTTTTACGGTTTACAAGCATAACGGCATGAGAGAAACACATTGGTTTACGATAGACCAATTACTTCAATCAATGATTAACAACCCACTTGATAGGTATCATAGGAATGTTTGATGAATTCTGGTCTTTATATCCACGAAAGATTGCTAAAGCAGCTGCAAGAAAAGCCTGGCAAAAACTTTCCGCAGAACAACAACTTATGGCTGCAAAAACTATTAATACACATTGCGAATACTGGAAAGCCAAAGAAACTGAGTTAGAATTTATACCCCATGCAAGTTCGTGGTTGAACGGTGAAAGGTGGGAGGACTCTATTATCATTGAACCCAAGAAAGAAAAAATTGATAAAAAGTGGATGTTTTCTAACGAGGGTATTGAGGCCAAAGCAAAAGAACTTGGAGTCTTGGGTACTGGGTATGACTCATACGATAGTCTTAAACGCAAATGTATGAACAAGCTAGGCATGAGTGCGGTGTAAGGTATTTATGTTATTTGCGGCATAAAAAAGGATTGGCTTGGTTTAGAAACTATATTAGTGAAAAGAACTTTAGTCAAAAGCTATTAAATGATTTTTACGACCAATGGAAATTGGGTAACAAAGGGGAATGGGGAAAATGGATATTGAAAAATACATTGTCGCAGCAACAGGGCTTGGATATTTAGTAGTAGGCCTAGCACAATACTTTAAAGGTTCGCCATCTAACGCATTTATATGGTTAGGTTATGCAGCAGCCCAAGTTGGCTTATGGATGAATCTTAAATGAGGGCTATATGAATGAGTTGGCTCTTTTCGCAGGCGCTGGTGGAGGAATACTTGGGGGACATCTCCTTGGATGGAGAACAGTCTGTGCAGTTGAATGGGAAGCCTATCCAGCAAGCGTATTGTGCGCCAGACAAAATGACGGACTTCTCCCGCCTTTCCCGATTTGGGATGATGTTCAAACCTTTGACGGAAACCCTTGGCGAGGAATTGTTGATGTCGTTTCTGGGGGATTTCCATGTCAAGACATTAGCGCAGCTGGCAAAGGTGTTGGAATTGACGGAGAAAAAAGTGGAATGTGGAAACACATGGCGAGAATTATTGGGGAAGTACAACCCAGATACTGCTTTGTGGAAAACAGCCCAATGCTCACTACTAGAGGACTTGGAACAGTCCTTGGAGACCTGGCCTCGCTGGGGTTCGATGCGGAATGGGGAGTGCTTTCGGCAGCCGATGTTGGCGCAAATCACGAAAGAGAACGAATTTGGATTGTTGCAAAAAATGTGGCCGACTCCGGTAGCAAGGGATTACAAAGACACAGGAAGCAAAGAAGCATTAACTCGACAAAAGAATGCAAGACAATCCCCTGGAGTAGCTTTATTGGTGGGGGCAGAAAATGGTGGGAGTTTGAACCCAATGTGGGCCGAGTGGCTAATGGGGTGGCCTCTAGGGTGGACAGAATTAAAGCCATTGGAAACGGACAAGTGCCACTTTGTGCAGCAACCGCTTGGAGACTCTTAAATGAAAGACTATGACCCAAATGATGCGATTGACTTCATTTTCAAGAAAGCGCCAGATTATGCTGCTGCAAAAGGCAGATTGGCAGAGTTGGAAAATTTTAGACATTCTCTTAGGGCGATTAAGGCTTCAGAATCACAAGGTTCTAGCATTGCCGCAAAAGAAATGGAAGCCTATGCAAGCCAAGAATACCAAGACCTATGCAAAGCCATCGGAGTAGCCACAGAAGAAACAGAAGCACTACGCTGGCAATTAGAAGCAGCCAAGATGAGATTTGAAGCATGGCGTACAGAATCAGCAACAAATAGAAATATAGAAAGAATGACTAGATGACCGATTACTCTGAAAACTATTTAAAAATTCAACAACTTCTTAAAAAATACCATAACGCTACACTTAAAAACCAATACGAAAAAGCCACTCAAATTGCTTGTCAGTTAGCTGAAGAAACCATCCAATTAGAGTTTGCCACTTATGACCAGGTAAGGAAACAATGGTTAGGATAATGCGCAATATGTTTACTAGAGTTGTAGATTATGATGAACTATACGGGTTAATACCTAGTAATGAGAAGTTTTTTCCAAGCGACATAGATGGTATATGCGAAAGAAATGGGCAGTTTTTGATTATGGAATGGAAGCGCCCCAAAGATGATAAGTATGAGGGCGAGAAAGTAAGCTACGGTCAGCAAAAACTACTTCAAGCCTTAGCCGCCAAAGAGGGTTTCATTGTTGTCATTATTTATGGTAAAACAGATGACAAGATGGAAATAGAGAAGTTTTATAGAGTGCAACCACAAGGCCCATGTATTGCATTAGGCTGCGGTACAGATATGTTTAAAAAGTTTTACCAACAATGGTATGAATTAGCTGATGGCTACAAAAAATGAAAAGAACACTCTCAATAAGATTGCAGAACTCGGATGTATTCTATGTTCCGAATACTTTGGGATTGAAGGCACACCGGCAGAACTCCATCATGTTAGACGGTATGGAAATGTTCGGTCTGCATCCCCAATCTTGCCTTTATGCCCAGAACACCATAGGGGAAACTCTGGTATTCACGGATTGGGTGCAAAAGGTTTTATTAAAAAATACTCAATATCCTTTGAGACGCTATTGGAACGAGTCAACGAAAAACTTGGAAAGGGAATTAGCTAATGACAACATTCACTACGGCAGACCGCTTGGCAGTTGAAGCTACAATTCTAAAGGGTCAACAAACCCAATTTCAGACCAAATACGGTAGGCTTTATTACGAAACTCCTTGTCGTGATGTGTCCAACGAGAACTCTTGTGCCGACTCATGTGGATGCACTCATGCAGAAGCACTTTTAACACCGTATCCAAAGTCCCACAACGAATTTCAGAAATAGTAATGGTGTGTTCGTATTTATCATTACCTGGGTCATATAAGTATGTACCCATGTTTTCACCTTTATCAACAATAAAATCAATTTCTTCTGGTAACGGCATATTTTTGTAGTTGCAAAAAGGCTTCATGCAATAAATTGCTGAATACAAGTGACTTAAAATAGCTGGGGTAAGTTTCATACTTGATGTATCTTGCCTCTAAATTCAACCTCATCCTCACCCCAAACTCTAATCATTTCAGGCTGCAATAGTTTGCTGCGGTCAAAAGTAAGCATTACAAATCCGCTATTCCAATCCTTTGCTTGGTCTTCCGCATAGGAAAATTGTTGTCCTAAAGGGTCTGCAAGCGTACCAGTTTGCACTCCCCAGCGTGTACCGTTGTAATCATTAAATGGAATAGCAGAAAGCACATGGGTATGCCCAGTAATCATATTGACACCAGCATTGACAGTATTGTTTCTGCCACCTGTCCATCCACCTTTCCAACGATGCTTAATACAAGTATCTTCATTCACCCAAAATGACCAACAAGGTTGCCACATAGGAAAGTAGTCTTTAAGGCTAGTGCCTGGTATGCCCTCAAACGATGGAAGATTAGCTACAATGTTAGCTTCTAGCCTTTGGTCATGATTACCCATTGGAAAAAATAACTTAGCACCTTTAGCTGCTGATTCAATTTCGCCCAAGTAATATTGACATGCTTCTAATTCTTCTTTCATTGTTGGTAACTTATTCCAATCAGTACGAGGAAAGCGACTAATAGAAGCCCCATCTAGCGCATCGCCATTGCACACGACAGCAGTCGGCTTGTACTCTTTAATCATCTCTATTAGGGCTTTGAAGGCTGTAGTAGTTTCGTCAGGCCAAAAGTGTGCATCACTAAATACAATAACTCTACCCTTTTCAATGTCCATACCTCTGCGTACATTGCCAGGTGTTTGTTGTATTTTCTTTGTATAAGCTGGATTTTGGCTATTAAATGTATCTAATTTGATACGCAGTCTATTCTCTAAAGACCTACGCCTTGCCATTACATTTCTTACTGCTATTCCGTGTATTTTTGCAAATTCACTTGGGCTGCCAATCTTATTCCAAGACTCAATCCATTGTTCATCCGTTAAATGGTAGCCAGACATTAAATTTCCCCTATAATCAATAAGTTACCAAATACTAACCTAAAATATGACATTCGCCAAAAAAGTAGATAAAAATCAAGCAAGTGTTGTAAAAGCACTACGAGATTATGGTGCAGATGTATATCTTTTGCACATGGTTGGTGGAGGAATACCAGATTTATTGTGTTTATACGAAGGACACACACTACTTTTGGAGGTTAAGGATGGTATTGATAAGAAGCTGACCCCAGCGCAAATCAAATTATTTGCCAACTGGAAAGGTGGGCATTTATATAGGGTAAATTCAAGCGAAGAAGCAATAGAAGTATTAAAATCATTAAAAATGGAGTGATTTATGAATGAAACGCCTAATGTTGCTATGTTTGCCGCTACTTTATTGCATAGCGCTACTAATACTCAT